GCGACGATCGAGGCTGCCCGCGAGACGTGGAAGGCCGGAGTCGCCCGTCTGGCCCGCGAAGGCTACACGGTCCGGCGGCGGCGGAACCTGAAGACGGGATGAGCCGAGGCCCTGACACCCCGCCCCCTGCCCGCGAGGGGGCTTGCCCCACCCCAACCCCACGAGGACCCGACCGATGCCGAGGACCGAGACGAAATCCGAGCAGGTGCACGCGAGGATCACCGGCGACACGAAGGCCCGCATCCGATACCTGGCGAAAGCCTGGGGCCCGATCCAGGACCTCAGCGATGCCGACGTGATCGCCGAGGCGGTGCGGCGGTGCTGGCTGGCCCAGCATAAATCGGCCGGCAGGAAACATCCGGATTCCGAGTGACTGGCCTGTTTACTTTGCGACACGATGTGTATAGAATGAGGGTGTGGACGAGACGAGACCTGACCCCGAACCGGAGGCGAGACGATGAACGCGACCGAGACGACGACACGGACCTGGAAGAGCCTCGGGACGATGGCAGCGTTGGACGGTCATCCAGCCGAATGCGGATCGAGCCGCATTTACTATCGCTGCAATGAGACCGGCGAACTGTGCTACCGTAAGGCCGGATGGCGGAACCTGATTTTCTGCGACCACGGGCCCGGCATCGGCATCGAGGCCGCCGCGTGTGGCAACTGGCATGCGACCGGAGCTATCTATCCGGATAGCGAGTTCTGACCCTACCCCGAACCTGAACAGCCGCGGCGTGTGGGCCGCGGCGATGGACCCGAGCGAGGAGCGAGACCGATGACGTTGAACGATATCTATCGCAAGGCCAAAGCGGACGGTGATACCGACATCTGCCGATTCATGCGAGACATGAGGCGGGCCGGTCTGCGGATGCGGCCCTATAACGGCCGGTGCTACTGGCATGGCCCGGCGGTATCGGCCGATTCGGTGGCCGACGTGATGAGCGAGACCCGCGTCAAGTGCCAGCATGATAGCCTGGGACTCGGCGTCATCGTCTATCCGAGGCAGTCGCTGAGTGTGAGCGTCTGACCCCCACCCGCCCCCTGCCCGCGAGGGGGCTCACATGAACCACCGAGGACCCCGACCATGCCCGCGGATAACTCACATTCAATCCGACGCTGCGAGCGGGACGCGGCCCTACTCCGCTCGCTCGGCGTCGATGTCGCCGCCGCCGATCTGGCCGCCCGGACACCCGCCGAACGCCGCGACGCGCGGACATGGGCGGAGCGGATGGCGTTCGCGCGGGCCAACCGCTTCGGGCCGGGCGACCCGGGCGCCGCCGCAGCCCGTCCCGTCTGGCTCGACCGGCGATGAGTCGTGGCGGGATTGCCCCCTGCCCGCGAGGGGGCTTACATGCACCCACGATGCGAAAGCCCTCCCGATCGCCGGGAGGGATTCTCTTTTGCGCCGCTTGCCCCATGGCGGCCTATACGCCTCGCTGACGCGACTTGGCCTCCGGAAGGTCCCGGAAGCCGTTAGGGTTCGCCGGCGTCGTCCTGGGGCGATCCTGGGCCGTCCTGGACGTCGAACAGCGGATGATGCTCCGCCCGCCCCGGCCGTGGGACGGATGCGTGTGGCCGCTCGATGCGGCGGCGGGCGATGGCGCAGTATCTGGGATCGATCTCAATGCCGACGAAATTCCGCCCGAGCATCATGCACGCCACGCCGGTCGTGCCGACGCCCATGAAGGGGTCGAGCACCGTCCACCCCGGGAGCGTGGTCTTCTTGACGAGCCAGAGCATCATCGCCAGCGGCTTCGCGCAGGGATGATCCCACTGGTTCGCGTCGTTCGCATAGATCTGGCACAAGGAATTTGGTGTGGCTCCCTTGTGTATATGAGGATCTTTGCCGTAGTAGAGTATCGGGTGGAAACAGGAGAATCCCCAGCGGCCGAGGCCGGATCCTCCGGCCTGATACAGACAGCCCATGTCATCGGGCGAAGGGTAGAGCCAAAGGTTCGACTTCCCCGGGGTGAGCGAAACTACCTTGACCTCGCGCCGGCACCTGTCGATCAGCGGCACGACGCAATCCCTGATATACTCCGGCGTGTCTTCGATGTATTTGTATGTGCCCTTTCTTATGATTGTCTTGCCGTTCTTGTCGCGCGAGCCCTTCCCGACGAATCCAATCCCATACGGCGGATCCGTCACCACCGCATCGACCCCCACCAGGTCGATCGGCATCCGCCGGCAGTCGCCGTTTATGATCAAGTAGCTCATATCTCGATCCATTTCAGCTTGCGTCCCTCGCCCTCACCCCTGGGCAGCCTCGACTCGCGTCGGCACGACCGGAGGTAGGCGTCGAGGTCGGCGGGCGCGATGCGCACGGCGCCGCCCTTCGTCCCGGGCCGGTGGTGCGCCAGGAGCCCGGCCGCGCAGAGGCGGTAGACGCAGTCCTCGCTGACGGCCAGCACCCGGGCCGCCTCGGCGACGGTGAGCAGGCCGGTCACGGGATCGCCTCGCTCTCGCCCGGCGAGGCGATCGCCGCCGGCCGCGCCGGCTCGACGGCCGCACGGCACCGCGACAGGACCGACGCGATCACGTCCAGCGCATCCCCGTCGTACTCGCCCGGCCGCAGCAGCCCGGCCTCGTCGAGCGCCAATGAGAGGCTGATCGCCAGGCCCTCGTCGCTCATGACTGTCGGCCCGACGGCCGCGAGGACGGCGTCGGCAATGCGACAGTATCGCTCTCGCCACTCCTCGTTCATGGCATCCCAGCCTATCGACTTACCGCAGGCCCAGGTGTCGATCATGGCCTGACATGCGATCCGCCCCAGCTCCTCCCGCCGATCCGCCAACGCGGGGCCGGGTGTCTCGACGGCCGCGAGTTCCCGCTCCGCCGCCTCGCGCCGCGCCCGCTCCTCGCTCAGCTCCGATCGCAGCCGATCGATCTCGCCCGTGATCGGGGACTCCTGGCCAAACGTCATGCACATTTAAGCATCTCCAGCGGCCGTCGCCGCATCAATCTTCGAGTTTCGCAAGGGTCTTCCGGATCGGTGCAATCATCTCGATCAGCCAATCCGGCTTGTGGTCCACCAGGGCCAGGGCGAGCAATAAATCTCGACATTGGCTCTCGAGCAAACGATGAGTTGCTTGTGCGTCTCGGACCTCCTCGACACGCTCCAACATCGCCATCCCCCCGCGGCCGTCGCCGCATCAGTTCTTCACCCGGAACGCCTCGCCCGCGTCGATCCGATCCTGCACCTCGGACCGATGAATGATCACCTCCGCATCGGCCGCAATGCCGATCCGCGCTTTGTCGATGCGCGTGTCGACGACCGTCACCACGATGCGCCGGCCCTCGGGCGTGGTGATGATGATCGACTCGTTCTGGTGCCTCGACAGTACCAGCATGGTCAGATTTCCTCCCTGTCGGTCATGATCCGCCGATGCCTCACCGCCGCCTCGATCGCCTCCAGCTCCTCGCCCGACCGGGCCGCGAGCCATTCGATGCAGACCTCGGCCAAATCGTTCGAGTGGACGACGATGAGCTGGCCCGGCTTGCCCTTCTCTCGCAGCACCAGGACGGGCGTCTTGTGGCCATCATGGTAGGCCCGGCGGCACTTCTGGGCGGTCGAGCGGACGGCCCGCCAGAGCGTCCAGACGGCGTGCGAGGCCCGCAGCTTCGACTCGATCCAGAGCCGGGGGTGCATCGCGTCGTCACCGTCGATGTCGTCGCGATTGCTCGACCCCGACAGCGGGCGCCGCCGCGCCCCGAACAGCGCCGCGGCACTCGACTCCGCCCGCTTCCACGTCGATGAACTCGTCCCCATGTCACATCCCTTCCACGGTCCACACCCCAGCCCGCCCCTTGAGCAAATACTCCCGCTCCCCGCCCTTGATCGCGAACACTCCAAGCCACCCGCCGCGCATGTCGTACGCCCCGGCGAGGCGCGCCACGCCGCGGGGCTCGCCGAAGTGCTCCGCGGCGAACCGGTGCGCGGCATCCCACGGCGACATCCCGACGCACTCGGCCTGCCAGATGGTTTCGCTCATGGAATCAGCCCCCCTTGGCGATTCGATCCCTCGCCGCCTCGATCACCCCCGGCATGCGATCGAGGACGTCTAGGGCCTTCTCGGGCGTCCTGGGCCGTCCCACGCGATAGGCCGCCATCACCGCCGCCTGGGCCTCGACGATCGCAAGTAATTTCCGGATCAACGTGGTATCGCTCACAGCCCAATCCTCCTCTCGCGGCCCCGGTGCTCCGCCACGAGCCGCTGATGCTCCGCCGGCTCCGCCGCCGGCTCCGGCCTGGCGGGTGCCCTGCCCGTGACGTTGGATACCTTGTGGGCCCGGCTCCGCAGCGTCGCCTTGCGTCTCTCCCTCGCCTGGGGCGACGTGTCCCGCCCCGGCAGCGTCGGGACCTCGCCCGTCTCGATCAGCCGGCGGTGGATCCTGCCGGCCCGGACGTGGTCGCAGTGCCATTCGTTGTCCGCCAGGGTCGCGATCGAGGGTTTGTAGGTCGCCCCGTCGTACGCCGCCAGGATCCGCCGCCGGATCTCGGCGTCGGGCATGCCGCGCCGGCCGCGTGCTGAGCCGCTCATGCGTCACGCTCCTTCACGTCGCATCGATCCACCGAGATGGAACAGGTGCTGTAGCAGCGGCCGAAGAGGTCCCGGATGGCCGGCCGCAGCGCCATCAGCGACGGCCCGCTGGCGACCTCGGTCCAGTCGCCGTCGCGGCCCGGGTCGTCGGCGACATCGTAGCTGCTGATGATATACATCGGGCGATGGCCGGGCGGGCAGGGGTGCGACCGCATGGCAGTGCGGATCTGCTGCGGCGAGAGCGGTGCGGCTATCCGTGGATCGTTGTCGCTCATTGAGATTGCCGCGGCGGAAACCCATGCCATTCAGGCATGGGAGGAGCCGCGCCCCCGTTGACAAACATGAATGAATCTGATAAAGTCCGACACGTTGGAAAGCCCACGACTTCAGTCATGGGTCGCTTACTGGTCCACCCTCCCCGCCACGGCCTGCTCCTCGAGCATCCGCGCCAGCTCGTACGCCTCGACCTGGCCGCGGAGCGAGTACACCAGGATCTCGACCGCCTCGGCCAGCTCGGGGTTGCTGTACCCCGAGTCGCCGGGGATGCCCAGGATCGCCTTGAGGGTCTTGCGCACCGCCAGTCGCTCGCGTCGTTCGTGCTCGGTCACGTCGCACCTCCATCCCCGTCCGTCTCCAGGCTGGCGACCCAGAGCTCATTGCGGTTCGCCTCGACGGCCGCCAGCTCCGCCTCGAGTTCGGCGATCCGGGCGCCGCCGGCCAGGAGCCGCTCGAGCAGGTCGGCCGCCGCCTGCCACTCGGCCCGCTCCTTGCGGAGCCGCCGCAAATAGGGGCCGTCCATTTCGGCGTGGACCTCGCCCCCGCATCGGCGGTCGGCCTCGATGGCCCGCTCCATCCGCTCCAGGCCATCGCCCTTCGCGGCCGCCACGATCTTCCGCAGTCGATCCTCCGGACTCATCCGACCACCCCCCTCCCCGCCATGTCCCACTCGTCGATCTCGTCGGCCACCACGCGACAATAAGCCGCCGTCAGGTCCGGGTTGCACCGCACGCGGGCGATGCCCACCTCGATATTCGCGAGCCACCGTCGTACTCGGAAGTTCGCGATTTCTTCGACGGGCATGCCGCGTTGCAAAATCCAGATCGATGCTTGCCCTGCCATCTCCGCCACCTCATCCGGATGCGTCCGGACGAACCGCGATGCCTCGCGAAGCATGTCGGTTATCTTGCTCATCTCGCCACGCCCCTCTCCGCCAGGTCGCCCGCCATCGCCGCCGCGATCGCACGCCAGTCGCCCGGGGGAAGCTGCACGTCCTCGCCCCGGGTGGGATCCTCGAGCACCCACCGCGTCCCGCCCGAGAGCACCGCCGTCAGGTCCAGCACTCGGGCCCGCACGTCGGGATCGACCTCGCCCCGCATCCACCGCCCGAGCGGGCAGCTGCAGTGGCTCATGACCGTCATCGGGAACGGCCTCTGCACGACCTCGCCGCGGACGACGCAGGGCAGCTCCGCGATCCGCCGGCCGTCGTAGCGGCGATCGTAGAGCGTCACGAGGCCGTGGCCGCCGCAGTGCGGGCAATGGCGGCTGGCGGCCGTCGCCGTCTCGCGGTCGCCGGCCAGGGCCCGCGTGGCGTCGGCCTCCTGCGCCTGGCGTCTCAGGCCCTGGATGATATCCACGGCCAGCGAGGCGTGATGCTCGACGGGTTCGCCGCGGCCGATCATCTCGCCGGCCCGTGCCGCCTCCTCGGGGCTGGCCTTGATCTCGATCATCGCCCGGAGCCATCCGCTCCAGATCCGCCGGTCGGCCGCGCTGCCCGGCTCGGGCCACGGCCCGGCATGCCGGCTCGCGTGGCCGATCAGGAAGTCCGTGAGCCAGTCCTTGACCAGCGGGGTTGCCCGCATTTCGCATTCCCTCCTCAAATCCAGAGAAAAGAACTTCCTTACTTAGACGGACTTGCCGGGCTTCCCCTTCGTGCCGGGATCGCCGAGCCGCCGCTTCGTCCGCTCCGCCATCTTCCGCCGGGCATCGGGGACTTCCCCGGACGGTTCGCATGCGTGCATTTGTTCGCGCGTACCGTTGACCGATGGAAGGGCGTCGGAAGGAAGGAAGTCTTTCTTCTCTTGTTCTTCTTCTCCTTCTCGCGAGCGCGTGTCTGGCGTAACAGGGCCCGAACGTCCTGCCGATGTTCGCGTAACGTTCGCCGTAACGTTACGGTTCTGTTCGTGCAGCTCGTTCGCCTCTCTCCGACGTCGTTCGCGCAACTCTCGCATCCGCTTGGCCGCCCCGGCGTCGGCTGGCTCCTGGCGTTTCTCCCAGTTCTTCGGGCTCCAAGTCCCGTTGATGAAACCCTTTCGGGTGAACAGCCGCCGCGTCTCATCGAGTTCCTTTGGGGTGATACGCATCGCCAGCGCTAACTCATGATCCTCCAACTTGGGTAAGTCTCCCGAGCATTCGAGGCAGAAGAGCATCACGAGCCGGCGCTGCATCGCCTCCGGCATCGATTGGACCTTCGGGTCCGTGGCGAACTCGGGGTAGAGTCGAAACCAGGTCATGGTTTTACAATCTGTAGTAGGACAGATGTCATTTATTGGGGATCACCAGCCGGGGAGCAGGCCCTGCCCATTGAAAGACTTCCGGGGATCGCTCTCCCAGGGTCGCACGGTCTTCGCTGGGATGGATGCCGCCTTGAGTTTTGCCCACTCTAGATCATCCTTGAACAGGCAAACCTTGAACTGGCTTCCATGATTCAGATCGATGTTGAAGAAGATCATCGGCTCGCCGAAAGGATCGTCGGGACGCTTCGGATAATGCCGGTGGGCATCGGCTGACACCTCATCCAAGAATCCGAATTGTCCCTCCGCCCGATCGGCATGGATGAAGAGCAGGGCTACCCTCATTCCGAGTGCCCGGCCAGCCGCCAGGTAGCTCTCGTAATGCCGGAGCGAACAGCCCGTTTCTAATCGCTTCCGAATCATATTCTTTGTTGCCCTGCCCTTGGTTTTCACGTCGACTAGAACGGATACGCCGTGATGTGCGGCGATGATGTCGGGCATGATGAGGTTGACCGCCTGCGACTCCAGCAACGGCGCACCGCCGTTGTCAATGAGCGAGGCTGGCAGCACGAAATAACCCATTTCCTTGAGGAGGCGTCTCGCGGCGTTCTCCCCGAGCGTGCCGAAGAAACCCTGCCTACCGAACTTCGTTTCCATGTGATGCCCATCCATCCCTAGGTGACCGACAGAACATCTCCAGCTTCGATCCCGGACAGAGGGACTCGATGAGCTGATAGAACTCTTCCGGCTTCTCGGAATGCTTTCGGAGTGGGCCGGAGAGTGCTGTTGTCTGATTCGTCAGGGTGATCGTCGGCCGCCCGCGCACCGCCATCAGGCAGTGCTCGGTCTTGCCTCTCAGCCAATCGCCGGTACCCATCTTGTCCTTGACCCAGGTGAGCACCGTTTTATAGGTGAACCCCCATGCCTCGACGATCCCGAAGGCGTGCGGGATGTGGGCGTTCGTCGTCCAGAGCCAGAGCACACAGTCCGTGTGTGCCCGACCGGCAACGTCGAGGCCCTTGATGTCCTCGACCGACATCGACGGGTAGGGGTTTGCGGCTCGGTGGCTGGCGTCCTCGGCCCGTGCGTCGTATTGCCAGGGCGGGTCGACCACGATCACGCGGAAGGGCCCATCGGGCAAAGGGGGTGTCTCGGCCCGGATCTCCTCGGCCGCCTGCATCGTCCTGAGCCGCTTGAAGACGCCGTCGACCTTGCCGGTGCGGTCCATGTCATCGAGGAGCTTCTTAACTTCCGCCCTCGCGTCCGGCGCCTCGGCCGCGGCGACGACTGCCTTCGCCTTCTCGTAGCTTCTGCCGGAAAGGCCCACGGCGGCGCCGACTTTGTCGCGCACTTTGGGCTCAATCACTTGTGGTAAGTTTCCACCAGTGTCTTTGGGTTTCCCCGGCGCCGTCTGGCTGTGTTCTTTCTGCCTCTTCCGCGCTTCCCTGCGCTCCACCTCCTCGATCGCCGAGGCCATCGCCACTGCCTCGGAGGGGAGGAAGTCCTTGCGGCAGACGTTCTCATCGGACTCGGCACGCAGGGCCTGTAAGGCGTCATCGAGGCCATCCACGACGCGGATTGGCACCTCGGTCCAGCCGAGGGTTTGCACGGCGCGCAGCCGACGCTCCCCGGATATCAGCGTGTAATCCGGGCGGACGACGACGGGATGAAGTAGACCGATTTCAGCGATGCTTGACGCCAGCGATCCCACGTCGCCGTGGTCCTTCCGGTGCCGGCTTCTGACCCGGATTTTCGCGATCGGAAAGGTGTTCATCAATGGCCCTGCGTGCGATCTCGGACAGCGTGAAGCCCGTCCTCTCGGCTTCGGCCTTAAGGCGGGTTTCCAGTTGTTCGGGGATCATGAAGTTAAAGAGTCGCATGGGTAGATTATAAAGACAATCCACAACTCCGCAAGTCCAGACTTACCGAATTCCCGACTTGGGAAACCCCGGGCCGCCCTGCGAAAGGCGGCCCGGGCGAAGGGGGAAAGAGTTGGCTGGTGCGAATCCGTTGCCTCGAGGTGACCGGGCCGCCCGAGATGCCATGCCCCGCCGCGGCGGCCGAAAACGGCAGGATGGTTCAATCGTCTCCGTCCGGGTTCAACTCGATCAGCAGGCGCTGCACCCTCAGCAGCAGCTTGCGCCGCTCCGCCAATGCCTCCAGCTCGGCCTGTACTTCCTCCAGGGTCATCAGCTTCACGTCCTTCGGTTCGGGCATGGGATCCTCGGGTGATGGGTTCAGTCGTCGTCCGCCGTCGCCTGCGATTCGTCCTCGGCCACGTGGATGCCGGCCGCTGCCAGGGCCTCGCGTTCCTTCCCGGACAGGTACTGGCGCACGTCGGCCTTGACGTCGTCCGGATCCTGCGACCACGCGACCTGCACGGCCGCGCCGACCTTGGCCGGGTCGCGCACCAGCTCGCCCCGCGCGTTGGGCTTGTCCTTCTGGATGTCCTTCTCTTCCATCGCGCCGTCGGCGATCCACCGCGACACCAGGGCCTGCGCGACCTGCGGTTCCTTCGCCAGCGGCGCGAACGCCTCGGGCTTGCCCTCGATCGCCAGCGTAGCTCGGAGCCGGTCGTGGGCCGCGGTGATCTCGTCGCGGATGAAGGCGCGGGCCTCGCTGATCTCCGACGATTTCGGCTCATGCGCCGGCTCGTGGATGAACCCGGCCTGCCCCTCGGGCCGCTCGAGGACCACTGCCGCCGCGACCGGACCGCGATCGTCGGGCAGGAAGTCAGTGACCTCTTCCGGCGTGTAGATGCCGACCACGACGCCGGGGAGCACCATGCGGACGCCCATCGAGATGACCCGGGCCCGCAGCATGGCCGCGGGGTACTTCCGCCAGTTGTCCTTGCCGCCCAGCTCCGCCCGCTTGGCGTCGGCCATGTCGAACGAGACGAGCTGCCCCTTCGGGCACTGCGCCGGGTGGCGGAAGATCGCCTTGCATTCGGCGTCCGTCGTGGACAGCCATTCGACCGTGCCGCCCTGGCGCTGGAATTCGGCCTGCATCGCGTCGGCCCGCATCGCCGGTCGGCCCTGGATGACGTGGTAGCGCTTCAACGCCTGGATCGGGTCCAGCCCCTCGGACTGCGCGATCAGCATCAGGGTGAACGCCTGCGCCGCGTCCATGCCGAACATGCGCGAGGCGGCGGCGTTCTTCGCCATCACCTCGATGTCGCGCATGTCGTATTGCCGCCGGATTTCCGGCCTCGAGTCGGCGAGCTGGAGCGCCCGCCCATTGGTCAGGTCCGTCGCCATCTCCTACCACCTCTCGGGTGAATGCCTCTGCTCATCCGCGTGCCGCCGGGTCGCGTCGTAGTGCCGCGCCGTGGCGTCCGCGTCCTCCACCATCCGCACCAGCTCCCGCCACTCGCGGATGTACTCCGCGGGGCACTGCGACTGCTCCCCGGGCGGACCGAGCGGGATGTCGTCGCCGTCCTCGTTGCGCAGGTCGATCATGCCGGTGGCCTCGTTCCAGGTCAGATGCTTGGTGTCGTATTCGGGGGTGTAGCTCATCGCCGCCCGCCTTTCCGCCACGACATGGCGACGGTCGGCACCTGCCAGTGCCTCGGCGCGTCGCCCTCGCCCGCCGCGATCTTCTCCGCGCGGATCGCGGCCGTGCGCGCCTCGACGCCCCGCTTCAGCGCATCCAGGCCGCCGCGCAGCCGATAGCCGCACTGTTCTCGATCCGCCTTGAGGTGGTCGATTCGGGCCCGGCATTCGAGGCAGACCCGGTCGTGGATCGTCTGCCCCCGGTGCATCGTTTGGCCAAAATGGACAGCGGGCAATTCCCGGTGACATTGCCCCTGGCATGTGCGCCACCGCATTGCTCGCATCACGGCACCTCCCCGGGGCGGTTCGAGGCCATCGACTCCATGCGGTCGTCGGCGTCCACCGTGCAGCCACTGCACGCCTCGGCGGGCACGGGGGGATCGAGCACCGCGGCGAGCGCCGACTGCCTCCGCCGCTGCCGGTGCCGAGCCAGCACCGCCTCGATCTCGTACGCCTGGTGCTCGGTGAGGATCACCCGGTCCGCGCCCAGGCAGAGCGAGAGCTCGCCCGCGTCGTACGCGCTCTCGGTGACCCGGATCCGCGGATCGCGTTCCTCTGCAAGCAAAATAATGCATGTCGTCGCCACAGGTCCCTCCCTCGGTGTCAGGGCAAATGGAGTGCATCGCACAGTGCCGTGGCCTTGGCCTCCTCGTAAGCCCGCAACGCCGTGGTCTCGGCCTCCTGGTAGGCCCGCCACGCCGGGGCCCTGGCCTCCTCGTAAGCCCGCAACGCCGGGGCCGTGGCCTCCTGGTAGGCCCGCCACGCCGGGGCCCTGGCCTCCTGGTAGGCCCGCCACGCCGGGGCCTTGGCCTCCTGGTAGGCCCGCCACGCCGGGACCTTGGCCTCCTCGTAAGCCCGCAACGCCGTAGCATCCAGGAGCTTGCCCGCGAGCCAATCGATATCGAGCCCCGCCCGCGCCGCCTTGATCGCGTTGGCGCGGGTCAGCTCGGCCTCGTCGCCGAACGTGGCCGCGAATTTCTCGACGTGATCGTCGCATGCCTCGTGCTCCTCGAGCCACTCTCGCGTGATGACCCGAAGCTCCGTCGCGATCAATGGTCCCTCCATGCGCACTGCGATCGTGCGCCGTTGATGGTGCGTTTAGCCCGTAACGACGGGCGGCTCGGTGTCGTAATGCCGGGAGAGGATCTCCTCGACGATGTGATTGACGGGTCGCCGCGTCTCGACTCGATCGGTACGCAGGCGATTGAGCAGGTCGGGATGGATCTCCGCCACAAGCCGCTCCTTCAGTCGGGTCGGCTTCAGTTTCGGCTTCGGCTTCTTCATCGTTCCGTGTTTCCATTTGACCTTTTGGACATTCGACAGTAGGATCATACCAAGCCCCCTGATCCAGTCAAGGGGCCCGTGGAAAAATGATCGAACTTCCGGAGGGCCCATGAGAATCCGCCTATCCAGGTCACTCGTTATCAACACCCTTTGCTGCGCGAACGGGATCATGCTGGCCGTGTTCGCCGCGACCGTCCGCGCACACTGGGGGGAGCTGGTCGGACTCTATGAGGAGATCGCGAAATGCGTCGAGGTTTTACGCTTGTTGAGCTGATGGTGGTCCTGGTGATCATCAGCCTGGTAACGGCCGTCGTGCTCGGGTCCGGTGCCCTGCGATCCTACCAGCATCGCGAGGTATCCGAGGCGGGCCGGACCTTGCAAGGGGCCATGGTCGGTGCCCGGGACAGGGCCATCAACACCGGGCGCCCCGCCGGCATCCGCCTCCTGCCCGACCCGGCGTTCCCGGTCGGGCGCACCGCCAACGGTCAGATTTACCCCTATGACATCCTGGCATACAATCGGATCATCCCCATCGAGCCGGCCCCCGATTACTCCGAGGGCCGCATCTCGGTCCACGCCGATGGTGCGGGGGGCTCGAGCAACTATCCCGCGGCGATCCGGACCGTCAACGGCGCCGTGGGCATGCCCTGCCTCGTGCTCGAGCAATCCGTGACCGATGCCAACGGCCTGCCCAACTCGCCCACGTCCTGGTTCTGGAATGTGAGGGTCGGCGATCAGATCCAGGTGAACAACGCGGGCCCGTGGTACACCGTGGTCGGCCCCACAACGGTCGGCGCGGCGCAGGGCAACTCGGAGCTGTTCGTCAACATCGGGCCACCCGGCTCGCCGCTCCCGACCCTGGCGGGCGGCCAACCGTGCGAATACCTGCTACTGGTCAACGGCCGGGACGACAACAACAACGGATGGATTGACGAGGGATTTGACGGGATCGACAATGACCATGATGGCCTGATCGACAATGCGACGGAATGGCGGGAGTTTGAGCGGTGGCTCGGGTCGCTCACCACTTCGGCGAACTGAGCGGGCAGTGCGAGGTCAAGAGCTTGACCTTGACCGTCAGATAGCAGCCGCAACCCATGTGGCGACACCGGACCGATTCCGGGACGAACCACTCGCAGGCCCGGCAGACCTCGAGCCGCCGGGCCTGCTCCGCCTCCGTCGCCATCGAGAAGCCGCTGACCGCCCAGTCCCAGAAGGCGCGGCCGAGGTTGACGGCCTGGATGGTGAGCGGGGGAAAGGCGGCCGGATCTCGCCGCCGCGCAGAAGCCTCGCAGATGTGGCGGAGCTTGACCGGGTCGGGCGGGTCTTCGGCCGCCCAGAGGCAGTAGGCCGGGCTCCGGTCGCAGGCGTCCGGGCACGGGCATTTCTGGCACGGGCCGCTCACGAGATCGCCACCGATCCGCCGATCGGGTCGGCGGTGAAATTCCCGCCGGACGGGACCGGGGTGAAGCTGATCGCGAACGGGCTCGTCGTGGTCGGGTCCTCGTCGTCGACCGAGGTGTCGGTGTGCGGGATGCCGCACGACACGGGCGGGTCGGTCGCGCACGGGTTGCCGGGCGGCAGGAATCCCGACGGGTCCTGATACCAGGCCGGCGTGATCGTCCCCTGTTCGAAGACCCAGGACCACGAACGGACCAGCTCGAAGGTCGGAGTCGATCCGGCGTTGCATGTCATCTGGTAGCAGACGCGGACCGGCCCGCTCGTCGGTCCGGCCGAGACGCAGACGCCGAGCGGCGTCGTCACCGTCCAGCTCGACCGCGTGACGGCGTGGCCGCCGTACCAAGTCGGGATGAAGGAACCCGAGTCGTAGCCGAACGTCAGCGAGCCCTCGGCGTCGGTGAGGGTGAGCGTCTCCGGGATCGCGTACGCGCCGCAGCAGACGACCGGCGGGGAGCCCCCCGCGGCGATCGTGATCGTCCCGCCGGCGAGCGTGACGGTCGCATTGTGAACCAGCGTACCGCCGATCGTGACCTTGAGCGTGTAGGTCCCCGTCTCGCAGAGCTGGCAGCAGCCGGTCGTGCCGGTCGTGCACGAGTCGACCAGGGTCGCGCCGGTGAAGATCTGGACCAGGGCGCCGGCCACGGGGATGCCGCCGCAGACCGTGACGCAGATCGTGGTGCAGCCGCAACAACATGGCCAGAAACGCCCGAAGCCGCGCCGCCGTCGCCGCGCCGCCGAGATCATCATGGACAGTCGGCCCATGTGACGATCCAGATTCCCCAGAGCAACTCACAGATGATATACCCCGATGGGACGTCCTGCGAGACCGAGATGTTGAATGCCGTGAACGTGCTCGACGAGGTCGTCAGGACGGCCGTCGTCGGGGTCGTGACGTCGATCCAGACGTCCGTGGCCGTCGCATACGTCAGGGTGGTCGTCGTCCGCTTGGCGATGCCGGATGACGTGGCCAGCCGGATCGTCGTGCCGGGCTGGAGGATCTGAGGGCCCGAGGGCGACCACATGACGCCCCGGCCCCCGCCCATCTGCGAGAGCTTGCGAAGGATGTCGAGCGATTCGCGCTGCCGCATCGGGACTTGCACCCCGGCCGGCGGGCGCGGCGGGCCCTTGCCGAATATGGGCATGTCAGCTTATCGCATTCTGATACAATTGGGTATGGTCGGCATAGGCGAAGACGGGATCGCCGCCCGCGGTCGTCACCTGCGACCAGGCGCCGCCCGGGTCGAGGAAGTAATTCCAGTCGAGCGGCGTGTCCTGCCCGGCCGCCTGGCCGTTGGCCATGAATGTCAATTCGACGTCCCAGATGATCCCGCCGTTGTAGGGGTCGGATCGCGGCTCGGGGTTGATGCCGGTGAAGAGCATCGCGCCCTTGGGGAAGAGCTGGCCGCCGACCAGGAACTGCGCGTCGTTGACCGTGCCGGTCAGGGTCGTGGCGACCGTCATCGGCACGAGTGGCATGCGCACCCGGGTGATCGAGACCTCGAACCGAGTCCGGATCTGGCTAGCCCCGACGTCGAGGAGTGCCTGGCCGTTGAAGGCGCCGCCCGCGAAGACGAACGCCCCCGTCGGCGGGCTGAACACCTCGCCCGAGACGCGCACCCTGGATATGCAGTAAGTCTGATAGGAGAGGTCGTTGAACGCCGGACTTTCGGGCGGGACGCCGGGCCCGAGCAGGTCCACGATGAGGTATGGCGGGGTCGTGAACTCAGCCTGTACGATCGCATAGGCGAAGCCCTGCCAGCCGGCCAGTCCGACGTTGGTGTCGTCCTGCGGCGTCCACGGCTTGACGCCCTGGATCGAGGTGATCGCGGTGCAGACGGTGCGGTCCGGGAACGCCTTGCCGCTCGCGACGTCGCGGGCCGCCATCGGGTAGGCGAACGGATCCTGGCGGACGATCGAGCCGCCCACGTAATCGACGGTGCCGACCAGGCCGGCGACCAGGTCAAGCCGATCCTCCCAGTAGCAGAGGAAGTTCACCGTGGCGTGGCGTCCGTCCGGCCCGTTGGATTCGGTGATGCCGGCGCCGGGGTTCTCCGGGTTCGGGCCGTCGTAGATATTACATGGCACGCCGCCGATGCGGAGTTGCCAATTTTTGCTGAACTCGGCCGGGATGTTGCGGGATGGCATATCGAACTATTTCCACATATTCGCCAGGATTGAGGCCGCGCCGCCCGCCGCGCCGCCCGCCATGAGTGCCGGATTCTTGCCGGCCTCGGCGAGCCGAACGAGCCGCTCGAGCGCGTCGAGCTGGCGCTGCTGGATGGCGATCTGCCGCTGGTTGAACGCCGAGCCCTGGACGCGGCGAGAGAACTCGACGAGGCTACCCTGGAAGCCGCCGGACGGCCCGCCACCGCCGCGGCCCATCGCCTCGCCGACCGCTTGCCGCTTCGCCGCCTTGTCGATCGCCGCCTGATTGCGGGCGTCGATCTCGTCGAGCGCGGCGTTGATCCCGCCGCCGGGCCCGATGAAGCCGCCGCCCCCGCCGCCCCCGCCGCCGGCCATCACGTCAATTGCGATCCCGAGCGGCCCGAGCGTGGCCAGGATGGTGCCCCGCCACTCGTCCCATTTCTGGATCATCGTCTCGAGCAGGTCGTTGATCGCCTGGAACATCTTCACGAAGGCCGGCTCCAGGTCGCTGCCGATCACCTGGGCGAGGTTCATCGCGTTGCCCTGGAGCTTCGCGAGCTGGGCATTCCAGTTGTCGCCGGAAACCACGCTCTCCTCGGTCGTGTCGTTGATCCGCTCGATCGCCATCATGTTGCGCAAGATCGCCTCGGTCCCTTCATTAAGCAGCATGTTCCGGTTCGTCAAAATACCCTTCTCGACCGCAAAGCCGCGCACCTGCTCCTCGGTGAACAGGGCGCCGCGGCCCTGCGTGATGCCAAACGCCTCGCCGAACGAGATCCGCCGCGACTGCGCCATCCGCTGGACGGTGTCAAGGAGGTCGACCGTCTGTGCCGCCGCGACGTCCGCGCTCACCCCGAGCTTCTCGAATTCCCGGCCGATCGTCGCCGCATAGGAGAGGTATTCCGACTTGCTCTGCCCGAACGCTGCCGCCTGGGCCGCGGCCCCCTCCTGGACCGCCACCGACCACGAGCCGAACACCTGCTCGACGTTGTGCCCGGCCGCCTCGATCGTCGCCCCGGCCCGCCCGAGGCCCGTGAAGGCCGCGACGAGGCCCAATACCCCCGCGGTCGTGGCCGCCGCCGCCGCGCCGATCAGGCCCAGCGCCTGGACGATCCGCGACGATGAGAGCAGCGCCGCCTGCGACATCGCCCCGAACCCGCTGGCCGTCAGCGCCAGCGCGCCGGCCAGGCCGCGGGAGAGCCCGAGCGTGTTGACCGTGACGCCCACGACGAGATTGCCGAGCGGCGACGCGCCTCCCATCAGGCCGCCCCCTCATCCCAGGCCGGGGCCGATCGTTCGGCCTCCTCAAGCTCTTCCGCCGATCGGCACGTCTTGCGATCGGGCGAGTCCTCGGACCCGACGCAGAGGAGTTGCAGCGGCGTCAGTTGCGCGATCTCGTGCGGCTTCCAGGGGGACATGGAGGTCATGAGTCCATGCCAGATTTGCCACCATTTCGGTGCACCTTTGCCGCCCGACGGGTCCGGCGGGATACCCCACCGCCAGTCGGCTTCGATCTCGGCATCACGTCGAGCGGCTCCGCTTTTGGGTCCGAGATGACGAGGTTCATCTGCGTCCCCGCATAGGCCCTGTACAGGTCGGCCTGGCTCATGTGCGCGATCAACCGATCGGCCGCCGCCTCGTCGAACGACGGGTCGCCCTTGCGGATGCCCTCGACGATGATCCGCCGTAGGCCCTCGGCCGAGGTCAGGAGCCGGTCGGCCTCGGGGGTGCCGATCAGGTTCCTTGGCCGCAGCGCCTGCTCCTGGGCGTTCTTGAGGATGAACTGCTCCTGCGCCACGTTGAACGGATTGCCCGACTCGCGACGGCGCTCGATCGCAGCCCATGCCGTCTCATACGGGTCGGGGAACTGCGAGTCGATCCAGCGCTGCAAGCCGCCGTGGTCGGCGAAGTTCAGCGGATGGATCAGGTATTCCAGTATCTCGCCGGTCGGCTCGCCGCGATCGTCCTTGACCTCAACCTTGAGCGCGATCGGCCGGGATGTCAGTTCGGCTAGGCTATTCATGTTATTACGAGTTTGGCGTGAAGGTACCGTACGACACGACGTCGCATGAGAAGTTGACGATGTCGTCGACCGGGACGTCGCTCTTGAAGTTGCTGATGTCGCATTGCCCGTCGCCCCAGATCGTGGGGCTGGCGTCGAGCCCGATCACGATGGGGATCGCCGTGGTCGAGTTGAACGCGACCGTGAGGAACGAGGACGGCGTCACGGACTTGCGGAATCGCCCCTCGATCGACGCCTTGAAGGTGTAGCCGACCGGGATCTGCGTGGTCGGCAGCATGTCCTGCGTGCCGTTGTAATCGCCGTTGTCGGTGGTGTCGCCGAGCTTCCGGTCGACGCTGGGCGTCACCTTGGTGATCGGGATGTTTACGCCCCCGAACGTGAGATACGAGGCTTTCCCGGAGAGTCGGTCGGCCATGAGTTGCGCCCCTTTCTATGCTGATGCGATCAAGTGATGTGCTCGAGCTGGTTCTGTTCGGTGAGGAAGCGGAACGCGACCTGCATGGTGAAGGCCGTCGGGCTGCCATCCGGCCCGACCTCCGTGATGACCGGGAAGGCGTCATCGGTCGGCCGCAGGTAGATGAGGTCGATGCCCCCGGAGAACGTGAGGCCCGCATCCATCAGGCCGTACGGCGGGTCGGATACCAGGACGGCCAGCGCCCGCGCATCGGCGTCGGACGCGGCGAAGACGCGACACAGCATCACGCCGTCGCTCGTGCGAGAGGCGTAATGATCGTCGTCGATCGTCTCGTACTGATACCGACCCTGTGGCACGAGCAAGATGAGGTAGGGCAATGCCGGGACGGTGGGCCCGGCATAGTCGGACCATAATTTAATCGTGGGCGGCGAGGCCGTGAGATCCTCGCCGAACGCCGACACGATCGTCGCTTGCGCCCGCAGCCACGCGATGCAGGCTTCCAGCAGGAGCGGGTTCATGCCGCCTGCCCGCCGACGATGATGATGTTGATGATCACCGTATTCGAGCCGGGATCGAGAAGGATCGTCTTGCTCGACCCGCCGGTGAAATAGCCGGTGCTCGCCCCCGTGCTATTGGGATCGCGGATCGAGAATGCGCCGCCGTTTGGCTGGACCGTGATCGGCCCGGTCGAGGCGGGGAGGAAGCTCCAGCCGTTGGACGCGCCCCGCGAGACGGCGACGGAGTACCCGGCCGTGGTCGAGACGACCACGATGGCAAGCTCCCGCACCCGAGCGAAGTTGACCGTGACCCCGGCCGGGTCCACCAGGTTCGTCAGGTCGAGCGTCTGCGGCGTCGACGCGACGAGCGTCAATCGCTTGCCGTAGATCGTGTCGACCGCCAGCGCGCCGGTGCCGTTGTCGTATGTCAGCCCCTGGTTCACGGGGACGGGGATGTTGTTGGTGGCGAGGACCCCGGTCGTCACGGATTCCGTGAACGCGAGATTCATCGTTACGTTGCCCTTGACGATCTGCCCAGCCATGTTAACTCCTCAATGTTAAATCCGTTCGATCGCAAAGACTGTGAATGCTGCCCCCCGCCCCGCCTCGTCACGCTCGACGTGCGCGAAGAGGGTATGGACGATGCCAGCCAAATCGGTGTAGATGATCTTATCCCTTGGTTTCACGCCGGTCGGCGACCCGAACATGATCCGGTAATGTAGAAGGCGGGTGATGCGTTGCTGGCCGCCGGCATCTTCCTCGACGACCTCCTCGACGTCGCCCGCCTGCATCGTGCACGCCACCTGCGAGGCTGGCGAGCCCGCATAGGTGAACTGCGGTGCCCCGTTGGCGTCCTGCCCCGCGACGGCCGGATAGATGTCCACGCGATTCGCCAGCACCCGGCTCGATGGCGACCTCATGTGCTATACTGATCGAGATCGATCAACTCCAACGGGGGGAACATGTCGTGGCGAAGATGACCATCAAGACCGATCGCGGGGACGTGTCCATCCGGATCGGGACCGCGGAGAAGCCGGCCGTGACCGATGATGACGGCCTGATCTTCACCCATTGCGGCCAGCTGATCCTGGTCTGGAATCACGGCGAATCCACACGCCGCATCGACGGACAATCATTAGGCTGGACGAACCTGGAATACGTTCTAAAACCAACTGATTATATGTGTCATACGAACATGTCATATTTTCCGGTTGACGCAACATTCAAGTGATCATGCGTTGTGCACCACATAGAGATTGGCCGTCGCGCGCACGGCCGGGGGCAGGTTCGAGATCAGCTCCGTGGCCAGGTCGTATCGGTACTGGCCCGCCGATTCGCTCCTGAGCCACGCATCCGTCTTGAGCCGCTCGAAATTCGCCTTCGCGAGCTCCGCCACGGCGAGCTGGATGGCGGCTGGGATCGTCGTGTAGCCGCCGTTGTATGTGACCCTGACGATGCCTGGGTTGACGTCCTGACTCCCGCTGTTCGACCACTGCTGCCAGTCGGGCCCCCACCGCGGGCCGACGCCCGCATACTGCCGCCCCACGGACCAGAAGCCGGTCTTCTGGCCGTTGTCGGCCAGGGGGGCGGCATTGGTCACGTTCTGCGCGAACACGCGGTAATCCGCCGATCCGTAGGGCTGATCGTTCGGGCTGGCCCCCTTGCTCCCGTAGAGGTCGAAGAGTTCGGTCACCCCCCACGCGCCGTACGACGGGGCCGAGGCCCCCCACCCCAGCCCCACACCGGCAATCGCCGTCGCCAGCGAGCCGATCGTCTCGTTCGCCGAGAAGGTGATCGGCGTGGCCGTCAGGACGCCCGAGAGCACCGAGTTGAGGACCAGGCCCGTGACCGTCAGGCCGGTCGTTGTCGTCACGTCGCCGGTCGCCGCGACGGCGACCCACGCCGAGTCCGCCGAGCCGTTGGTGATCGACAGGGCGACTTGCGGCGCGCACTGGACGCGGGTCAGATAATTGGTCGGGGTCTCGCGCAGCCGGATCGTCCCGTTCTCCCGCACGGGGACGATTTCGGTGTACGTCCCCTGGTTGAACTGGCGATGACAGTAGGCCCGGAACAGGTTCGAAGCCTGGGTGATGACCGACGGCAGGAAATTCAGCTCGCCCGGGGCTAGATTGATCTGTGATAATGCGTTTGTTACATAGGCCGCGGTCGCGAGGTCGGGCGGGACGTTCGCCGCGAGGATTCCGGACCGCGTCAGCAACTCGCCACGCCACACGTCGGACGTCTCGAGCGAGCCGGACGGCGTCCGCCAGATGATGATGGTATAGGTCGCGTCGGCGATGAGCGGGGCCGACTGGGCCGACGTGATCGTCAGCAGGACCTGGCCCTGGTCGTAGCCCGTCTGCGTGCCGCCCTTCGTGTACCAGGTGACCGCCAGGGTGAGGAGCTGGGCCTGGGCCAGCCCGACGTACAGGTACGCCGTCATGACGTCCGACGGCAGGAACACCGGCGCGGACTTCGCCCCGCGATTCCAGCACTGGAGGGGGTAATCCTCGTGCGACCCGACGGTGATTTCGAGAGTTGTGCTCATACGATGATCAGGCTCCCCGCGTCCGGGTCGACCTCGTCGAGCGGCGCGGGGTCGTCCGCGACGATCAGCGTCCCGATGTCCGAAACGACGTCGATCGGCCCGGTGACGACCGGCGTGCTGGTCGCGTCGATCCAGTCGAGCACCGCCTGCATGCCGGGGCTCTCGTTGCCGTCGAAATCCTGGACGTTCCCCGTCCACGACGGGCCGTAGTGCGACTTCCCGTCGGCCGGCGCGCCGCCCGCGGCGGTCGCGAACCGGTTCGAGAGGCCGTACCCCGGCGGCTGGTACAGGCCCGCCAAAAGCATCCAGCTGCCGGTCGGGAAGCCACCCGGGGCCGTGGCGCCCTGGTAGAGGTTGATGCCGAGGGGCGCGGAGCCGTCGACGGTGGGCTGGCCGCGCTGGCATCCGTAGAGATACGCCGTGATCACGTTATACATCAACGGGTGAGCCAGTATATCGTGCAATTGCGCAGCGTCCGCGGCGGGCTGGAGGTTCTGGGGGAACCCCTCGTAGCAGATGAGCGCGGGGGCCACGCCGCCGGGCAGCGACGGCGCGGCCGCGGCGAGGTACTGCGCGTGCGACGCCCACCACCCCTGGGCGACCGTGTCATGGTATAAATCATGCTTCACGAGATCGCATAATGCCGCGACCGTCCAGCCCGACCCGTTTGCATACGCCGTGACGAACGGCGCGTCGGTCCCCAGGTTCTGGTACGGCGCGAGCGCGAGCCAGTCGAAGGAGAGCCCGTAGGCCACGCACGTCGCGAGCAGGGTCTGGGTCGCCGTCGGCGCCGCGAAGTGCGCACCCAGCACCCGCTCCACCTTGATGTCCGATCGCCCGATCGCGATCAGCTCGGCCGCGAACGTGTCCATCGCCGAGGCCGCAATCAAGGGATAGGTGCCGAACAGGCCGCCCGGCACCGAGACGCCATTCGTGACCGTGTAGCGATTGCCCCACAGCTTCGTCCCGGTGGGCAGGTAGCCGGCGACGACCGCGAGCCGGCCACACTCCTGGCTATCGGGGAATCCGCCATTCCAGATCTCGTTGCCGACCTCGACGGGTAGCGTTGACCCGAACGGCGTGCGCGAGGCCACCCGCCGCGCGATCTCCTGGTACACGCCGGCCGTGCCCTTCAAGGGAAGGTTGACCCACCGTTTCGACCCCAATCGCGCCGCCAGCGCCGACGAGAATTCGTAGGGGACGTTGCCCCGATCGTGCGGGGCCTGGCCATGAACGAAGTACTGACACGGCAGCTCGACGGTCGCGGACAGGGTGATCGGCATCGTCGACGCGACGGCCGTCCCGCCGCAAAACGCGGTGAAAATCGCCGTATTCGGCCCGGTGATCAGGACGTTAAGGTTGTCGAGATTCGTGATGGCGACGCTCTGGTTTTGCTGGAGCGGCATCGCCGTATAGCACGAGCCGCCCGAGACATAAGTACCCGAGAATGTGGTGCCGACCAGGTCGAAGTGGGTCGAGTCGACGACCGCGATCGCGAAGACGCCGAGGGCATTCGGCACGCCGACGACGCCGTTGACCCGCACGAGCTGGCCGTTCACGAAGAGATTCGGGAGGACTGTCGTGACCCGGATCGCCCCCGACCCGTTGTCCGCGAACCCGTTCGCCGCGGTCGCGTTCTGGCTGATCGAGAGCGAGTACCCGTACGCCAAACCGTGCGGCTGGCTCCAGACCACCTCGAACACGCAATGCGCCTGCGCGCCGGACTGCGGCGGATAGACCGACGAGCCGCCGTCATTGGCCGCGATCGGTTCGTAATAGCCGAATGAATCCGGCCCCTGGACGTAGCACGATTGGGTCGGATCGCCATAATATCGCGTGGTGACCCATGCATAAGTCCCGTCGCCGCCGCCCGAGACCGGCCCCTTCGCCGGGTCGAAATTGCAGGCGCGCATCATCGGGAACGGCAGCGCCGCGGTCGTGATCGCCCGCACGTAATTCCACGACGTATGGCCGACGTCGATCAGGTCCGCGGCGAATGGCAGGTTATCAATCTCGCCGAACCCGCCGCCGTCGACGTCCATCGACCGCAGCCATTCGGGGGTGCGGCCCCGCGCCGACGTGAAGCGGGACAGGGCCACCTCGGAGGCGGCCAGCGGATCGGAGCGGTCGATCGTCGACCCCGGCCCGAACGTCCAGAGGTTCGGCGCGGTCGGGTTGGCGTACAGGCCCGGGGCGCTTTGGATGACCAATTCGATGAACGGCTCGAGGTTCGCGGCGTTGGCCGCGTACCGGACATTCCAGAGCTTCGTGACCGTGGTCCCCTCGACGATCGTCGTGATCGGTGTGATGACCACGTTGGCGTTCCCGGTGAGGCTGACGGACCAGGCGTCCGAGGTCCCCACCTTCGCATCGTCATATTGCGCCGCGTAGGTACCCATCAGGACGGGCAGACCCTGGGCGTCCACCTGGTTCGAATTGAACGAGCCATTGACCCAGACGACGACCGAACCCCCCCGCGTCCACGAGACGGGGAAGCCGGCGGCGTCCAGGCTGAAGATCGTCGTATTCGCCCCGGCGATCCACGCGCCGGAATGTCCCATCAGGCTCTTGCCGAGGTAGTTTCCTTGCGTCCCGTTGCTCGGCTGCGAGCCGGTATTGAGCCCGACTTTCATGGTCTTGCTGACCGCGAAATCGGGCTCGACCTGGCCGGTGTAATTGGCGACGGGCACGCCCGCCTGCGCGAGCGGGGAGCCGACCGCCGTGGCGAACCAGCCGGCCGGCCACGAACAGGCGATGATGTCCGACGGCGACAGCACCGACGGCAGCAGGTAGCAGACGAATGCGTCGCCCTTGCTCGTCGATGTCCAGGTCGGCGGGCCGAGCACCACGGGAGAGCCGTCGACGGTGACCGTCGGGTCGGAAGAGACCGCGGTGACCGCCGCGTCGGCATACTGGCCGTTGGCCGCCGGGGTGGCGGAGCGAATGACGAAGAACAGCACCTGCCCAGAGGTCGAGACGTACGGCGTGATCCCGATCGGCTGCGCCACGACGCCGATCGTCGTCGTCGCCGAATCGGTGGTATTGCCGATCGTGAGGGTGCCGACCGCCGACCCGGTGGCGATCGTGGCCGTGATGACCTGGGTGGGGACGTCGATCGACTGCGAGAGGATCGAGCAGCCCGCCACGCCGGAGACGGTGGCGAGCGTCCCGGAGTCCCAGGCCGTATGCGAGCCCGTGACGGTCACGACCGCCCAGCCCGGATTGTCCGCGACGATCGTCGCCGGGCTCGCGACCAGGCTCGGGAAGAAGACATTCGAGAAGGAGATCCCGATGCCGACCCAGGCCCCGGCGACCGTGTCCGCGGCGGTCGGGGTGAGGCTGCCCGACGTGCCATTGGACTGGTAGGTCAGCAGGAAGCCCGGCCCCTGCGAGGAGGTGCCGGCGCGGGATTGGAGCACGTTCGGCGGGACGCCCGGCGTCCATACCTGGCCGTTGTTCACGGTGGTGAAGAAGCCGACGTCGAACGCGCCGGTCCCCTGGCGATTGTAGGTGCCGGCGGAGAGCGCCGTGCCCGAGCCGGAGCCAACGCTCGACCCGTCGAAGACCGGCGGCGAGGAAGGGGTCGTCCCGACCGCCGCGGCGGAGATGCCCCGGGGGATGCCGGTCAGCGTGAAGGTCGCGGCGAACCCGGCCCCGGTATTGGTGATCCCGTCACACGCCCACACGTAGCCACTGCTCGATCCGTTGATGAAAGATTCCTTGAGCGCCCACGTATTGCCGTAATTATCGGCGGCCGAGACCCCGGCCGAATTGAACACGCAGGCGCACAGCTCGACCAGGTCGCCGATCGCCGGGGGGACCGTGAACGGCAGCGCGAGCGAGGCCGATGCGCTGGTCGTGTGGGCCTGGTAGCTGTAGGGTGAATTGAAGCTGGGAGGCATCAGGGCGTCTCGGGGCGTGGCGTGGTCACGACTGGATCACCACGGTCCCGGCGTCGGGGTCGACGCCTTCGAGCGACGGGTCCGGGGACGCGGGGAGGATGAGGGTGCCGGCGTCGGGGTCGACGAAACTGAAACCGGCCGATGCGATGTAGATGAGGCTGGCCGCCCGGCCCGAGAGCGTGTAGGCGCCGGCCGCCGTCGTCAGGACATAGGTCCGGGCGAACGCGGCGGCCTGGCCCGAGAGGCTGTAGGCCCCAGCCCCGGCGACGAGCGTGAAGCCGTGCGACAGGACCGCGGCCGCGCCCGAGAGGGCGTACGAGCCCGCCGCCGCGGCGAGTTTGCGCGCGGCCAGCAGGTTGGCCGCCTGCCCCGAGAGGGCATACGATCCCGCCGACGCGACCAGCGTATGTCCCAGGTACATCCCGGCGGCCTGTCCGGAGAGCGCGTAGGACCCGGCCGACGCCGCGAGCCTGCGCCCCAGATACAGGCCGGATGCCTGCCCGGAGAGGCCATACGACCCGGCGGACGCCGCGAGCTTGCGCGCGATCGCCAGCCCGGCCGCCTGGCCGGAGAGGGCATAGCTGCCGGCCGCGGTCGCCAGCTTGCGGCCGAAGGGCAGCGATGCCGACTGGCCGGCGAGCGTGTAGGAGCCCGCCCCGGCCGAGAGGCTGTAGGTATTGCCGGCCGCCGCCTTGTAGGCCACGCCGACCGGATAGGTGCTGATCGTCGAGTTCAGCGTCCAGCCCGGATTGACGGCCGTCGTGGCGTTGAGCTGGTCCTCCGCGCAGATCCCCTCGGCCTTGCCCGACACCCACGGCTGGTTGTACCGCGCCGTCATCCCGGCGCCGGCCGTGTATGTCGCCGGGGTCCCGTCCGAGCCGCACACGGCGTAGACCAGGTCCGTCCCGGTGACCGTCAGGCTGCCGAGCGACGGCGTCGATGTCGACGTCGCGCCGGAAAAGCTGATCGCCGAATCGACCGTGGCCGACCCGCCCCCGGCATATTCGTCGATCGACATCGACGGATATGCGCCGACCGCGCCGGTGGACCAGGTCACCGACGGCGTGTTGGTGCCGGCCGCCACGGAATGGCCGATCGCCGCGAAGAACCCGGCAGAGCCGCCGGCGTGGGTCGTCGCGTAGCTGTAGGAATTGGACTGGTTGTCGGACAGGGTCAGGGTGGCCGCGCCATTGAGGTATGTCGTCGAGCCCGAGACGATCAGGTTGCCCGCCGTGACGTTGCCGGCGAACGACACGGACAGGCTCGTGATGTTGCCGCTCGCGGCCTGCACGCCGGTCCCCTGGACGTGGCTCCAGCTCATCGCAGCACCGGATAGACGGGGGTTTCCACCGGCACGCCGGCGCCGGACGGGGTGAGGAGCGGGAGGCTGTTGCCGCCGGCGTCGAGGATGTCCATCGACAATCCGATGTTCATGGATTTGGGTACGATGAGCTGGCCGGCGAAACCGGAGACGCCGGGCGGGACCGGCATCCGCAGCCCCGGCGGAGAATTGCCGTAGGACTCGCCCGGCCCGCGATGGAGGCCCGACTGCCAGGTGCAGGACGCGGCGTGTCCGACCCGCACCGCGTCGAACGTCCAGAGGATCGCCAGCGAGACGACGCTGCCGGCCGCCGCCACGTCGGCATCGGACAGGATCGCCGAGACGACGACGGACGCGGCCCCCCACGGCAGCCAGACGGGCCGGCTGGCGATCGTGCCGGACTGCTCGGCTTGCTGTATCAGGGTAACCATATCAATGCACGCCCGATCCGATCACCTGCTTGATGAACGCCGTGAAGTCCTTGGCATTCGTCAATGTGCCGTTGTTGTGAAAGAGGTTGTACAACTGCTCGGCGTCGGTGAATGCCGAGATCAGGATCGTTGCGTCGCCGGAGGCCATGCCGATCAGGGTATTGAGCCCGGCCGCCCCCTGGGTCGACAGGAACGTATTCATCTCGTTAACCTGGTCGAGCGCCTGCACCAGATTGAGCAGGATCGTCCCGGCCTGCGCGTTGAACGCGGCCAGGGTCATGTTCGCGGTAAGTCCGGCTGCCATGGCGTGCCCTTACGTCAGGGTGAAGATGTTCGACGGGAAGCTCACGGTGAACGTCTCGCCCGTCGCCGGGGCGATCGAGGAGCCGTAATCCCACCAGGCGATCAGCGGCCCGCCCGACGCCGTCGAGTTGTAGAGGACCGCATACCGGAGGGTGGCGATCGACCCGCCCGACGCGGTGAAGACGACCGAGGCCGAGGCCAGGGTCACCGTGCCCGCGGCGTCGGTGTCGGTGACCGAGGTGCACGCCGTCCCGCCGGCCGTGTAGCCGTTGCCCGCGGCGATCTCGGTCAGGTCCGCCTTCACGGCATTGGTGGCGACGGGTGCGACGTTCGTCAGCAGGATCTTGAGCGTGTCGCCGCCGAGGTTGTGCACCTTGTTGCAGAGGTCGCCGACGAAGATGTTGAATTTATTGTATGTTGCCATCGGTGTACCTCAAAGGAATCGGCCGCGGATGCGTGCGAGACGCTGCTGGACGCCGCTCGGGCTGAGGCCCACGACGGCCGCGATCGCCTCGACGGAATATCCGTCGCGGACGAGGATGATCAGTTCCGCATCATCCGGATCGAGGGACTGGAGCAATTCATCGACCCTCGCGGGCTGATCGGCGTCAATCGCGTGACCCTCGATCTCCTCGATCCAGTCGACAGCCCCGATAAATCCTATCCGGCCGCCGTGCTTGACCCGACCCATGCGCCGCAACCGGCTGGCGAGCTGCCGCCGGGCCGCATGCAAGAGCAGGGCCGGGGACGGCTCGACGCCCGATGCCACGAGGGAGAGGGCCGCATCCATGACGAGGTCCTCCGGATCGAGCTCGCCCCGCAAGGCCGCCGGGATGCGGCCCCGGAAGTGGCGGACGATCCGAGGGTACTCGCGCCAGGTCTCGGCCCAGCCCATGCCTCACCATCAGAGTGCCGCCCTTCGACGCAGCCAGTGGATCGGCTTCTGCCACCACCTGAGCGGGATCGGCCGGAGCTTCACACGCCCCTTGAGCGACCGCGCCAGGACCCGGCAGATCGCATCCCCGTAGCGGCTGGCGCCGCCCTCCTTCTGGACGTGCTCGAATTCGCCCAGCCAGCCGAGGATCCAGTTCGGATGCTGGAGCCGGGCCCAGAGGTCGAGCACCTCGGCCCAGTTCGGGATGCCATCCATCGCCGCGTCGAGGTGCTCGATCAGGATCCTCGACTGCCGCGGCTGGTCGTCGTACAGCTTGCGGTGTTCGTTATCCCCGTGCTGAATCCAGAGGCCGGCGACCGCCGGGTCGGCGACGAACCGGCCGCCCATGCCGACCAGGATGAGCCGCTCGGCGAAGATGTCGCAGTCCATCGGCATCGCATCAAGGGCCGCCGTGAACCGGGGCCCGCACCGGAAGGCCACGCCCGGCGAGAGCGACCACGAGACGAAATAACAGGTCGGGGCCAGCACCTCGCATTCCCACTGGTCCACGATGCCCAGCCGGTGCATGGGCACCCACGGGCCGTTCCCGTTGTTCCACCAGATATGGCTGTCGTCCAGCGCCAGCTTGTTCGGCGCCATGTACGTATCGGCCTCGGGGAACTGGTCGAAGGCCGCGATCACCCGGGCTGCCAAACTCTCCATGATGACGTCGTCATCCTGGAGCCAGCAAAAAAACTCGGTGTCGCAGGCGCGGGCCGCCGCGTCCCAGTTGGCCCAGAGGCCCTTCGTGCCGGAGCATCGATAGACGACCTGTTCGCGGGCCATCTCGTCCGGGAACCGCTCGTAGAGTATCTCCTCGGTCCTCATGTCGTCGCCGTCGTGGCTGACGAGGACGCGCACCGGCACCGTCTGGCGCAGGCAGGAGAGCACCGCGCGCGGCAGGGTGGCAGGCCGGCGATGGGTCGGGATGCCGATCGTGAGGCGTGGTATAATTGGCTCGGGTGGATCGAGAGCCTTCAGCTCAATCGGAAGGATGCCCGCCGGCATCGTCGAGATCGTGCGGACTTGATCGGGAGTCATGTCAATGGGTCGTCCGACGTGCAAGACGTGTCCTTACTGGGAATACAACCACGGCGGCCCGGATGAGCCCGACGACGAGGCCGAGGTTGGGCAGTGCCATCGATTTCCGCCTGTCTTTCCGGCTAACGAACCAATGGTTGAAGAGGCCATGAAAGTTGTTGACGGCTTCTGGCATGGATGGCAGCCCGACACCATGGAAAACGAGTGGTGCGGCGAGCACCCCGACTTCCCCGCCTACATCGCCTCGCTGAAGGACGCCCCGGCCCGCCCCGCGGCCGCCGGGGTCGATGAGGTCACATCAGGTTGAAATAGGTCACGCCCCCGAGCGTCGAATCGTTGTAATTCGACGCCGGCGTCGAGCCCTCGAGGAACCCGAGGGCCGTCAGCGCGACCGGGCAGACGACCGCCGACTGCGCCAGCACCGGCGCGACCCAGAATCCATTGGTGCCCAGGTCGGTGAACATCTCGCCGCGGGCCTCGAGGATGATGTAATATTTCCCCGCGCCCGTGGCCGAGACCGTGACCGACGATGCGGTCTGATTGGCCGTGGTGAACGTGGCCAGCGCCCCGCCGCTCGCCGTCGCCGTCTGGAGGTACAGCTTTGCCGTGCCGGCCGACGTCGAGCCCGATGCGATCTCGGCGATGAACACGATCTTGCGCCAGGGGATGCCCTGCGAGCCGCCCACCTGCATCACCGAGCCCGAGTGCGTGCCCGAGACGCTGTTGCCGCCGACCGGCAGGCCGCAATCCAGGACGGAGAAGACGTCCGAGAAGAACCTTGCTGCGAACATGGACTCACCTCCTCCCTCTCAGGAATGGACCGCCAGGACGGAGCACCACGACACCTTGGACCCGGACGCCGCCGCCGCGTCCGACTGGATGACCGGGCCGCGCATCAGCGGCTTCGCGTCGTTCCGCAGCTTCCATCGCACGGCGATCCGGTCCGTGTCGAAGAGGAAGTGCTCCGACATCCCCATCTCCAGGCCCGTCCGGGTCGCCACGCCATAGGCATAACGAGGGTTGAGCAGGATCAGGTCGCCCGTCGTCCCGAGCTGCGGGAGCTTCTCCGTGAACAGCACGGGCTTGCCCTGGAGGTAGCCCTGGGCGTTCTGGTAGATGAGCTGGTTGAACGCCGGCCCCTCGCCCATCGCCTGCGGGGTCATCCACTGGCCCAGCAGCGAGTTCGGCTGGAAGACGAACGCATTGCCCGAGGCCGACGTCTTGATCGCGACGAGCTGGTCGAGCGTCTGGGCCGCGTTGGTGATCCAGTACATCTCTTTCCATAGAGACGGGTGGATCTGTTTCATCATCGCAACGATGTCCTCGTAGTAGATCTTCGAGGCGGTCGCGCGATCCACGTTGAGGACGGAGGGCGGGAGCGCCGTCACGGCGGCGCCGTTGTTCAGGATGCCGAGCGGCTGGCCGACTCCGTTCCCATTGATGAACTCATAATCCTTTTTCCATTGAAAAGCTTGACCTAACACTTGCGTAATCATGGCGCCGATGCGGATGAAGGCGTCCGCGTCGAGGTCGCGGGAATACGTCGTGTAGGCCGTGAGGTCGGTGATCTTGTAATCGATCTCGTCGACCTTGCCGTCCGAGGCGGAGCGTTGCGTGATCTCACCCTTACGAGTGAGGCTGAAGCCGGCGTACATCGACGACTGGCCGGCGGCCGGGCTGCCGTACTGGTCGAGCGCCGGCTGCTTGAACTCCAGGGCCTGGTTGACGGGGATCTGGAAGCTGTACGGCTCGATCACCGATTCCTCGATCGGCAGCCGGTACAGGTTCTCCGACCACTCGGGCTTGACGAGGAAACCATACGTCGAGCCGCCCGAGACCGACTCCGTACCGGTCCGGGTGACGCCCACGTTATCGCCGAAGCGCTGGACGTCCCTGTCCCCTTCGCCCTCATTGACCTTGTACTCCACTCGCTTCTTGGCGCAGTACAGGCCGTGGAGGATGTTACGGCCCCACTCCCGCTCATCGGGCGGCGTATCGCCCGCCTGCGCGGACAGCAGGGCCCGCACCATCTGGCCGGCGTGATACCAGCGATCCTGCTGGTTGAGCTTGGCCGGCTCGATCGGGTCGCCGCCGTCGAGGCGGTTGCCCACCTCGACGGAACTGCCGCCGCCCGGGGGTGTCAGTCGCTGGCCGCCCTTGGGAGCGGTCGGCTTGAGGGCGGCCATCATCCGTTCCTCGAAGCCGGCGAATTGCTTGGCGTTGTCCGCCTGGAGCGAGGCGCGCATGTGCGTCGTCGCATCGCTCATCTTGGCCTGGCCCGCCGCAACATACCCGTCCGCGATCGCTCGCGCCATGGGTTCGATGTGGCCGGGTTCCCACGAGCCCACCTTCTGGGTGAACTCGACGAAAGCAGTCTCCATCACATCACTCCAATGAATGCCAATATAGACATCATTGAAGTGCTAATCTCTGGCAGGCATGATCCTGCGACCTCGAAGGACGCTCCGGGATGCCAACCTGATCAGTCACCACACCACGCAACAAACGTGTCTCGTCAGCAGCGTCCGAACGCCTCGAGCTCGATTCGGGCGATCATCTCGTCGAAGAGCCGGCTGTTCTCGGCACGCTGGTCAATCATCAGCTTCACCAGGGTTCGCTCGAAGCCTCCGCCCCGGTCCGGGCGGGCGGCCTGCATGATCCGGAGCGATTCCTCGGCAACGGCAGCATCCTCGTAGATTGCTAGCGAGGTGCCGTCGATGCTCCGCACCGTCCAGGTCTGGCCGTCGGTGTCGACGTAGGGCGCCTCATGGTTCTCGGCCTCATGCTTCACCAGGCCGCCGCCGCCTTGCTGGCCGCCCACGGACTCCGTCATCGTCCGGGCCGCCGCCTCAACCAAGGGCTTGACGTCGTCGGGGAGCCAGAGCATGCCCCGCTCGACCAGGCCCATCAGGGCCGCCGCCCGCCCCGCCACGAGGCAGTCGGCATTGCCCGGGACGGCCGTCCCCGAATACTCCGCCAGCTCCCACTTGCGGTAGATCAGTGGCCCATCGAAGGCCCCGCGCGTCTCGTTCGGCCGGTCGTTCGCCAGCTCGGGGCGGACCTTGATCTCGTCCCGCGTGGGAGGTCCCCACTCGTGCGGCATGACCCGGACCGAGAACGCGTTGAGGGTGCCGTCCCTGTACCATTCGAACCGCTGCTGGCTGAAATCATCCTCAAGGAATCGGGTCTTGCCCAGCAGGTCGCTCGGCATGTTGCCGCCGCTCGACTTGATCCAGAGATTGCGGCCGATCGGATCGGTGAACCGCCGCGGGTCCTTGCCGTGCTCCCAGAGGACCACGGGGTTCTTGCGGTACGCTTCGAGGTTGCCGCCCTTGGGGTCGATGATCGAGTTGAGCCGGTCGAGGCTGGCCACGTTGACCCGCGCGACGATCGTCCGGTCGACCTGGTTGATGTCGTCGATCGACGCATCGAAGGAGCGTATCAGGGCGTCCATTAGCGGTGCCTCACTCTCAGCCTGGCCCGCGCGACGTTGCCGCGGTGCAGTCGCTTCGATACCGGCATCAGGTGCTTGCGTACGTGCTCGTGCTGGGCCCGGGTCAGCGGCCGGGGCTGGATGCCCGAGGGCACCACGAAGCCGGCCCCCACGGCGTGGATACCCTGCCAGCCCGCGGCGGAGGATGCCCCGATCGAGGCGAAGTCCATCTCGATCGAGCCGCCGAACACCCGGCCCGCCGCCGCCAGCGCGGGGCGGAGGTAGGGGTGCGGGCGCATGAATCTCGTGCCGAATTCCTGAAAAACCCCCCACGGCACCTCGACGCCGATCACCAGGGTGCGATCGGCCACCGTGTAGTGGATCGAGGATCGCAGGGCCCCCGTCCGCACCGGGGCCAGCGCCCGCGCCTCGGCCACGACGGCCTCGCCCGCCTGGCGCAGCCTCATGTCAATGTCGCCCAGCAGGGCATCCGTGACCCGCTGGCCGAACCACTGGAAGGTGGAAGTGACGCCCATCAGGGACGCCCCTTGATATTCAAAGTATCACATCGTATAATGCCGGTATGAAATATCCCAAACATCCCGGCGTCTATGCGATTACCCACGTCGCTTCCGGGCGCCGCTACATCGGCAGTGCCAGGAACATCTACAATCGATGGCGGACCCACAAGTCCGACCTGAGGCGCGGCATCAGCCCTTCCCGCCACCTCCAAAATGCCTGGAACAAGCATGGCGAAACCGCATTCCGATTCGAGGTCCTGGAAGCCTGCCTCGGAGATGCCGTCCTGCTCTGTGCCCGCGAACAATGGTGGATCGACCATTCCGAACGCAAATTGTTCAACCTGAGGAGTCAGGCTGATCCCGCCTTCGGCATCCCTCGGACCGCCGACCAGAAAGCCCACATGAGCCGGGTCATGACCGGGAACAAGAACGGCGAAGGGCACCATTTCCACGGACATCTCACCGAAGATGACGTCAGGGATATCATGACCCGGTATGCCGCCGGAGAGACCCGAGAATCGCTCTCCGAGCGATACAAGACGCACGTCGTCAACATCAGTCGGATCGCCAGTCGCCGTATCTGGTGGCGTGTCGAAGTGCCCCCCGAAATCGCAGCGGCTTGCCGAGAACGGACCAAGTATCGGAACAGGGGTGCCAAGAATGGCAAGGCTAAACTGCATAATCATATTGCTGAAATCAAAGCCCGTATCAATGATGGAGAGGGTACATCGTCGATCGCAAAAAGCTTTGGAGTAACCCCCTGTGCAATCGGCGCAATCAAGGCCGGGAGATCCTATGCTTATGATCACTTCCAGCCCCTGGAGGTGATGAAACGCGATCCATCGACTAACTCATAGACGAAGTAGCAATCACACGATATCCCAAGGCATTCGCTGTCGCCGATCGGGTTGAGGGTGCCGATCGGGACGAATCCCTTCTGACTCTCGGCTTTGCATGTCGCACAAGGATGATCCACGCCGGTCGGACGCCAGTGAAAACGAGCTTCCCGGACCGCCTTCCCCGATCGAATGACGGTCTTGCGGTCGATGTTGAGGGGATCGCTCCATCCGGCATTTCCTCCGTACTGCTCGGCCCGCGCGGCGAACTCCGCCGCCGTCATCGGCTCCTTCAATGCCTTGCCGGACGGCTCGAGCGGCGGGAGCGGCGGGCCGCCCGGGAAGAGCGGCGGGCCCTCGGCCGGCGGCTGGAGCTCGACGGGCGGGTTCGCCACGACCTCGCCGTGGAAGCGGTCGAGGTATTCGGCCTGAACCTGCGCGGCGTGGTCGGCCTCCCGCAGCTCATCGCCGGTCAGGGCTTCGGGCCCCGACAGCGCCATCGCGCCGGCGACGATCAGCTCCCGGACGAATTGCCTGGCCCTGGCGAAGAACCGGCCGACGTGGGAGCGGGCGGCGCCGCCAAGAGCCCTCTCCTGCTCCACCCCATGCGCCTTGAACAGCGCATCGGCCTCGTGGTGCAGCCAGGCCCGGCCATACTCGCGGATGTCCTGGAGCAATTCGAGCGACTGCCCGGCGCTCAGCTCGCCCCGTCGCCAGGCGGCCGACCAGCCGCGTCGGCGGAGGCAGGCGCGGAGGATGGACTCGGCGGAGCCGGCCTTGTGGGTCCGTCCGGGGTGGAAACGGCGTCCAACCTCTTGAGTTGATCGCTGATCGTCGTAGCCCAGATCCGGTCCCGCGCCTCGTGTGGCGTCTCGTCGCTTTCGCTTGAATCCATGATCGCTCAACTCCTCCCGGATCTGCCCCATCAGCTCCTGCCGCTCTTCCGCGTGGGTCGCCCTGGTGGACTTCCTGTCTTCCTGGTGTCCTTGCCGCTGCGAGGCCCGCTCGTCCGCCTGCTGGAGGCGGAGGTCGCCCCGCGCGGCCTTGTGCTCGGCGATCATCTCCCGCCGCGCGTCGCGGTGCGATTCGACCATGTTCTCCCGATCGGCCTGGTGGACGTCGGACATGGCCGCCCGCTCCTCGGCGTGCTCGGCCTCGATCGCCCTGCGGTGCTCGGGGTCGGGCGACGGCGAGGCGTCGTGCCGGGCCAGTTCCTTCGCATGCTGCCGCTCGAGATGCTTGGCCTCCTTCCGCTGTTCGTGCCCGAGGCCCTGTTTCTCGGCCCGCTGGTCCTTGACCAGCGAGGCCCGCTCCCGCTTCAACTCGCCGGGCAGGGCCTTGCGTTCCTTGCGATGCTCATGCCGCAGGTCGCGGTGCTCGGCCCGCTGGTCCTTGACCAACTCCTTGCGTTCGCCCTTGTGGCGGGCCTTCAGCGCGGCGACGTCCCGCTTGTATCTCCGGTGCAACTTGGCGAGCCGGGCCTTGCGGCGCTGGCGTCGGGCGTGATGCTTGCCGTGGCCGGCCCCGCCGGGGGATGAGGCGAACTTGCCGGCTTCGTCGTGGTTCGGATTGCCGCCGCCATCCCGCTCGACCACCCCCAGCGCGGACCACGTCCACTCCAGCTCCGCCACGGTCGATCGCAGGGTGGCGAGGCGGGTCAAGACGCAAGCCTCCCCTCGATCTGGGCCGTCAGCCACCTCGCCCGCGCGATGAGGGCCCGGGCCTCGGCCTGGTCCTCCGGTGCGTCCGACAGCTCGAAATCGTCCCGCTTCTGCTGCGATTCCATCGCCGCATCGCCCTGGGCGAGCCCCTGATCATGCTTCTCCCGGGCCATCGACGGCTGTACCATCGTACCCGGCATCCACGGCTCATCGCCGTATGGTTTCTTCGGCCATCGGCCTTCTTCGTTGGCCTCATTGATGGTGATCAGGCCGCTCTTGACCTGCATGTCGACGATCCGGGCCTTGATCTCGTCGTCCTCGGGCAGGCATGGATCAAATTGAAAGAACAGCCGCTGGTCCCAGAGTTGCACCATCGCCGTCAGGACGTCGGCCAGCACGCAGCACCGCGGCTCGACGCCGAAGATCGCGTGATGTTCCCGCGCCGCCTGGAGGTTCGCCAGGTTCGTGTCGGTGGTGTAGTACGTGGGCGGCTGGCCGAAGATGCACGCCAGGTTGTTGCGGTCGTACTCGGAAAACTCCTTGGCCGCCGTGTCCGTCTGGGCATAGTTCACCGGGGTGAAGTCCCAGGCCCCGAGGTTGACGAGGAGCCCGCCCGCGTTGCCGCCGGCCTGGCGAGAGTTCATGTCCTGCTCGAACCGCAGCCGCTCGACCTCGCCCGGCGGCATCATCGGGTCCTTCGCCGTGACGATGAGGTTCGGCCGCGCCCCGTTGCCCAGCAACTGGTCAAATATGGAGACTTGTCTATCCTCCTGGTCGGCGTACACGTCGCCCGCATAGGTCGGCGAGTAGGAGCCGCCGTAGGCGTCGCGCAGGCTCATCTTCTGCCGGAACCAGAGGGCGTTTTCGAACGGGACGCGATCGGCGAAGTACTGCCAGTCCTTGACCAATGGCGATGCGGGGTAGCGGATCGGGATGACATACTGCGGATAGAGCACCCAGAGGATCTCCGGCGCCGTGCGGCCCACCCGCCCCGTCCGCCAGTCCCAGCCGTTGCCGTCGGGCACGAGGTAGGCACTCCCCACGACGTCCTGATAGGCCACCATGAGGGAGAGCAACTGGCGGCGACTGAAGCATCCGTAGGGATCGGGCCGGTCGAGGACGCGCAGCATGGGGTGCGTCCGGACCTCGTACACCTGGTCCACCGCGGCCGACGAGACCTTGCCGGACTCCGCCGCCCTGCGCCCGACCGATCGGCTCACCTTGATCGGATCGCATGCCCGGTTGGGCGGGCCGCCCTGCACCCTCGAGCCGTCCATCATCAGCCGGAGGGGGATGCGCGTGACGGCGTCCGCGTTCCGCGCCACCATCGCATAAACAAGCGATTTGTACTTCTCGACGAGCTGCCACGGGGTCGGCGCCCGCCGCCGGCCGAAAGCATCGGTGTACTGCGGCCCGCCAACCGTCCCCGTGCCTGTGGAGAACCGGCCCGGCGGGCTCGCGTCCGGCGCGCGGGCGGGCGACTTCGCCTGTCCGTTCATCGACGGGGCGAATCGGTTGAGCGTCGGCCGCTCGAGGGACCACATCAGGTCATCATCTCCGTCCACCGCGGGTCATCGATCGGCGTCTCGATGGCGGCCTTCGTCTCGAGCGCGTCCTTCGCCATCGCCTTGAGGCGGTCGACCACGCCCGGCCCGCCCATGATCCACTCCGTCCGCACGCCCTCGACCTCAACCGTCATCTTGCGACACTGCCGGCACGCCAGGACGACGCGACCGGGCACGAGCACCGTCGAGCGGACCAGGGGCTGGTTGCAAACGGGGCAGGTGGTCATCGCCATAGCCGATCGTCCCAGGGGTCTTGATGGGCCAGTTTCTCCGCCTCGACCTTCGCCGCCTTCTCGGCGTCGACCCGGGCCTGGATCGCCTCGGGCTTCATCTCGGGATGGACGTAGCCGCTCGCGCGGTTGCGGTCGATGCCGACGATGAGATAACGCAGCGAGTCGACGGCATGGTCGTCTTCCTTCACCGGCTCCTCGAGGTGCTTGGCCGGGTCGTAGTGATACATGCCCAGCTCCCGCACCAGGGGCAGGCAGGCGGACCGTACGATCCGCAGTCGCCCCGTCCGGATCCGCTCGGATACCATGTCGATGCCGGCCAGCACGGGTTTCTTCATCTCGCCGGAGGCACCCCTGACTGGCCGATGGACGCAGGGCAGGCACTCGTGACCGTGCGAGCGGAGCTGAGCGATCGATTCGGGCTGCGCCGGGTCGCATGAGTAGCGCACGCCGCGCGGGATCAGCGCGGCATGCACGGGTACGGTCGTGCCGCTCACGTATCGCATCCCCGTAATCCAGAGCACGTCATCATGGTCAATGTGGCCCCACAACGCGGCGAATTTGTTGTGGTAGCCGAAATCAATTCCGCCGACGGATGGATCAGGAATTCGTGCCCCATTTGACTCCACGATGCAAGCGTCAAACCCGGGATAGACGAGCCCTTCTCGTCGCACGGACCAGTCGCCGTCGAGGAGCCTGGCGCGCTCGACAGACGGTAGGGCCATGAGGGTCGCGACGTATTCGGGGTTCTTCTCGAGGAGGATGGGATTGTCATAAATCGATGCTCGTATGAAGGTCAGCGACTTGGCGTCAGGTGTATCTCGATCCACCCACCGGATCTTGCCGTCAGCACGAATGAACCACCGAAGCTCGCCGGACTGCGCATGCTCCCCGTCAAAGCCATCGTCAACCCAGGGTCCAAGGAGATCCTTAACCCACCCCGGATCGGGATTGCACGTTGCCCTGACGTATGGACGCACTCCACACGTGCTTCGGTTTCGACTGAGCAGGTACCAGAATTGGCTTTCGGTGAAATGGGTGAGCTCGTCGAAGGCGAGGTAGCAGATCTGGCTGCCCTGCCAGTCGAGCTTGCCCTGTTCGTGCTGGAGGTGGCTGAAGCTGAGCGTGTTGCCGTGGGGCTCGAAGACGAAGTCGCAGGCGCCGGTGCGGGGCCGCCCGTCGAAGTCGGGGTAGATCGAACACGCTTCATCCCAGAGGCCCCCCTCGGCCATGATCTGCGGGAACGTGCGGCGGAACACGACGCCGCCGAAGCCTGGTTCCTCGAGCAGGTACTGGAGCGGCTCCACCAGGAGCGCCCACGTCTTGCCGCCGCCGGCCGCCCCGCCGTAGATGGCGATGTCGGCCTCGCACTCGAAGAAATCGGTCTGCGGCCCCGGCTGGGGCTCGAGGATCTCAGCCTCCAGATCCAGCATCATCGGGCTCGGGGTTCCTCTTGCGCTTGCCGTTCGGGACCTTGAGGATCTTCGATGATCCCTTGGACTTCACTTCAAGCTTGTCGGGCATCTTCCCATCGACGCGCTCAAAGATGTATTTCCAGAAGTTGAAATCACCCTTGTTTGCAGCTTCGAGTCCAGCCTTGAGGAACGTCTCGTCCTCGAGCATTCCGAGCAGGCGAGAGGTGAGCCGTTGCTTATCGCTCGAGCCGGCCGGGTTGCCGCTCTGGCCCTCTTTCCACCTCGTCGCTTCGAGGTGGTCTGTCTTGGGATTTGGATTAGCCACACTCTGTGCATGCCTTATTGCGTGCCGGTAGGCATTATTCTTCCCTGTCCACCCGCGGCCCGACCATGCCGCTGGCCAGCACGCTGCCGACGATGACGAGCCCGGCGATCAGGAACCACATCGCGAGTTGCATGGTTCGCCTCGAAATCCCCGGGCACCCATCATGAGTGCCCGGGGAGCGGTACTACCCCGCACGGCCATCGGACCGTGCCTGCTCGTGATTCAGGATGTCGGCGGAGGGATCGCCGCGTCGAGGTCGGCCTTGACCTTCTGGAGGGCCGCCACCTGCGCCTCGAGCGTGGCGACCTGATCCGGGGTGATGTTGGGCGCGGTCTTGAGCAGCGTCAGCACCTGCGCCACGTCGGTCGCCACGCCACTGACGGCGTCGGTGAGAGACTGGAGGTCGGTTGCGAGGTCGGCCATTGTCTTCTCCAATCGGTCGAAACGGTGCATGATGCGGGAATAGCTGAAGACGTCCACTAAGGTTGCTCCGGCCTGCCGTACACCATCCAGTTGACGACCGACGGCCCGTATCGCCCGGCGACGAAGCCGGCGACGAAGCCGATGGTGTAGGTGAGGGCCATCACTTCGGCATGTCCTCGGATTCGAGGTACTCGACGGCCCTGGCATTGGCGTCGATGTGCTTGCGGATGACTTCCTGGTTTCGGATCACCTGATCGACCCTGGCGCTGACCTCTTCGGTCTTGGTGGCACGGTAGAGCAGGACGAGGATCGCCATGATCACGACCAAAAGGCCGAGGATGGCGACGGGGAAGCTGAGGAAGAATGGCGATTCCAGCGCCTTCTTGACGGCGTCCCTCACGGGTTTGACCTTGGTTTCTGAGGGTCCCTCGTAGCGCCAGCCGTTGGGGCGGACGACGCCGAGTTCGGGGTCTGAGCCCGGGTCGCGGCCTGATAGAGTGTTCTCCATTCGGTCACCTGCTGTTTGAGGGCGGCGATCTCGTCCTGCGCGGCGAGGAACCGGGGTTGGACGAGGGCCGTATCCTCCAGATCAGCCTTGTGCTTTGCGGCCCGAAACGCGGTGTACATGCCCACCACGGCGGTGGTGAGGGCCCCGGCGATGCCGATGATGGCGATCGACCAGGTCGACCAGTCCGAGACGGTGGCCGCGGCGATCGTGACCGCGCCCACCAGCCCGTGGATTGCGAGAAATTTCCCCTGGATCATTGTCGCGACTCCCCTCGGTTTCCGGTTCTCTGGGAAGTCGCTTCGGTTTCCTCATCCGGATCCTGATAATGCATGTACCGGGCCGTCGTTGTCGCGGCGGTCTGGGAGGCCCGGGAGCGTCGTTACAGCGTCGCTCTCGGGTCGTGGGTGGCTCTCAGCGGATCAATGGGTTCTGGTCGGTGCGTCCGGCGTTCAGGGGCATGAGCCGGTGTCGCTCGCGGTCCTCGTCGAGGAGCTGCCGCTCGTGCTCGGCCGCGGTGAACTCGGCGGCGGATCGGGTGGCCTGGCAGCCGATCAGGAGCCGGAGATCGTCGATCGAAGCTTCATTGCGGAGGTTGATGCGAAGCGAGAGGGACGTGGCGTACACCAGGTACGCCAGGATGAGCCACTGAACGATGTCGAGCGGTGTCATGCTTCGACCTTCCCGGTGGCCCGGCCTTGCTGGAGCCCATGCTGGAATCCGCGTTCGACGGCGGCGGCGATCTCGGACTCGACGCCCTCGCGGCCATGTTCGAACGCCCGCTTGACCGCCGCCTCGATGTCCGCATCGCGCGAGGCCCGGCCGCGCTCATAGGCCGCCTCGACGGCGTTCTCCGCGGCGTTCGTCGCCAGGACGACGGCCCGGTCGGCGGCCTCCTTGGTGGCCGCGATGCCGGCCTGGTTGTGGCTGTTGACGGCTTGGTGCACGTTCTTGATCTCGGTGCCGTTCTGGTGCTGTTTATAGGCGATCCAGGCCAGTGCAACGGCCCCCAGCGTCTGGATCAGCAGCGTCCAGTTCTGGGGCGTCATACCACGCTCAGCAGGAACTTGATGGCAAGGATGGCCACAACGGCGACGGCGACGATCCACGCGATCTGGATGACCCAGCCTGGTATCGAGACGCCCGAGGCCCGGATGGCGACCAGGGCGATGCCGACGACGGCGCAGACGATGATGGCCAGGATGACCAGGTGGACGAGGCCGTAACCGCCGGCGATCTGGGCGAGCATCATGGCTTGACCACCTCGATCTTGAGCACCTCGGCGTCACGGTACAGGCTGATGAGCCGATCGGCCGGCACGAGGTCCGTCCCGCCGCCGTCCTGGTACATGATCACGGCGGTCGCCTCGAACGGGCCCCTCCGATTGGGCGGCCCCGGCGTGGCCATGATCGACACCGACAGCAGCACCGCGGACCGGTCCGAGCCCGCCAGGGTGACGACCTGGCCGGGGACGGGGACGGTGAGGATCATGCCGCCTCGCTCCACGCCGCCGGCAGCGCCTTGGGTGCGAAGCCGGGCGAGCCGCTCAGCGCGAACGAGTCGCCCTCGGCGATGATCCGGCCCATGTCCGGGACCGAGGCCCAGAACGACCACGATGGCTGATCCAGGGCCAATGGCCCCGACGGCTGGTCCGGGCCCCAGCTCTGCATGATCAGGAATCCCGGCTTGTCGGCGCGGTAGGCGGTGACGTGCATGCAGTGGCCCCAGCGCCCGGAGAGCTTACAGAATCCATCCGCGTCCCGCGTCATCGTGAACCCGTAGGCCGTGCAGATCGTGCACGGGTGGCCGGACTGGATCGCGGCGATCATGTCGTCGGTGGACTGGAGCAGGGCGCCGGCGCCGAGCTTCGCCGACCCGGCCATCGCCTCGACGGACGACGGCGGCCCGGTCCGGCCCCACGACTTGGCGCGGGAGCCGGCATAGACGGTCGGCTCGTTCGCCGCGGCCAATTGCCCATAGCTGACCATGCCGACGGTGGTCATGGCCTTGACGGCCGCGCCGCCGTAGGACCCGTCGAAGGGGCCGAGGTCGCCGCTAACCTTCCGCGCCTCGCCGTACAGGAATTCGGTGCAGGTGCGGTGAATCGCCGAGACGTCGAGGTCGTGCAGGTACGCCTCGACTGTCATCAAAGCATCGTTCCCATGCCCATGCCCGAATGAAACACAGTCGCCGATCTGCTGGGCGGGATAGTCGGGGTATCCCGAGAAGATCTCTTTGAAGCACTTATATAAGAGGACGGTCTTGCTTGGATCGACCGTCAGGTCCGGGCCGGCCTGGGCCAGGGTGGGCAGGCTCGCCCCGATCCGCTGCCAGCCTGGCGGGCGGATGACGCCGCAAAAGTGCGAGAAGGCGTCGGGGTCGCTGGGCAATGCCCAGGGGTGTTTCGGGGGGAACATCTGCTCCTGGTCGTCAGGCATTGGCCACCCCCCGGAGCATGTCCGCCAGGAACCCCATCGCCGCGAAATCCGGCACCCACGGAATCTCCGGGTCGAAGTCGCGACCGCCGCTGTTCATCTCCTCGAAAGCCCGGCCGAACGCCTCGACCTCAGCATCCGTCCATCCGTCCGGGATGGGCAGGTCGTTGCAGCCGTGTCTCGCGAACTCGCTGGCCGCCATGTCGAGCAGGTCGGCGGCCAGTAGCAGCCATTTCGGTGGCAATTCAGGCATTCGCCACCACCCGGGCCGGGAGCCACGTCGAAGGGAACGGGCGATGCTGGGTGGATGGGAACGGCTTCGGTGGGCCCGGGGTCGGCGGTCCAGGTATCGGCCCAGGGGGTTGTGGTGGTGGACCCGGTGGCGCCGGCGTCGGGCCGGTGGGCGGCTGGATCGTCACCACGACCTGAATCGTCTGGATGCCCGTCGGCGTCAGCGCGAAGGCGCCGACATCATAGCTCCCGGGCGGGCCGGAGAACACGAACACATGCCCGTTCGGGGTGGTATAGCTCGAGACCAGGCTTGCCCCGGTGGTTCGGTCGGGGAAGCACATCCAGCCGGCCGAGGTGTAGCTCCCGGCCAGGGCCAGCCGGGCGAATCCGTAGCAGGGGATCGAGGTGGCCCCGGTGATCGTGACGGCCGTCGGCGCCGGTGCCGGAGTGGGGACGGGCTGGGGTGCCGGCGTCGGTGCCGGCGCCTGCCCCGTCGCCGTGCCGATCAGGAGGCCGGCGACGAGCCCGGCCAGCAAGAGCTTTCGGTTCATTTGGGGGGCGCCGGCGTCTTGGGGACGATCGTCGACAGCCACGCCTGGAGGGCCTGCATGATCGCCGGGCCGAGGAGCTGGATGATGCCGGTCAGCCAGGTCGGGAGCCCGGCGGTCGCGCCGACGGCATGGGGCTGGTCGGCGCCCGCCTCGACGTCGGCGGCGGCTTCACGGAGAGCATCGGCCAATTCTTGCTTGTCTGGCATCGATCACCTTGGATGTAAGACACCGGCCGGGATGCTGAGGGACACCCCGGCCGGTGCGGGACCAACCTCTGCGGGAGACGGACGGACTCGAGAGATGCGGCGGCAGGAGTCGAACCTGCCCCCGGGATTATGAGTTCCGGGCTCGGGAGTTTGGTCGGTCCCGAGTGTCACCCGACCGCCGCATTGAGTGGGCCGGGGTGCCCATCATGGGCAGAGCCCGGCCCCCGACTTCGCCATCCTGGCTAGCGTGCCCCAACGGGCAAAAAATGTTTCCGGCGCAACCATCCCTTTCGGGAGGCCCGGGGGCAGGACTCGAACCTGCGACCTCTTGGTTATGAGCCAAGCGAGCTGACCATCTGCTCCACCCCGAGACGTATCGATCATATTATGGAGATTGCCGCGGCGGAAACCCATGCCATTCAGGCATGGGAGGAGCCGCGCCCCCGTTGACAAACATGAATGAATCTGATAAAGTCTGACACGTTGGAATCGGCCTTCGCATGGGACGCTAGGTTGGTGGGGAAAGGCCCCGCCGGAAAAGGCCGACCGGAACGGCAAGGTTTCTTGAAGGCACTCCCTCGGGAGCCCCAGTTAATAGGGACCAACGCCGCCGCGAACCTTCGGGTTCAAGGCTTGGGACGCAGTTGTAGGCCGTCCCGAAAAGTCGCCGGCCGTGGAAGCGGCCGAGCGGCCAACGCAAAAGCCCACGACTTCAGTCGTGGGTCGCTTACGCCCCCTTGGGCTTAAATTTGGCCTTGGACTTCGCCGGCTTCTCGACCGGCCGGCCGTTGCCGGCGTGCTGGATCTGGAGGCGTCGGCCGTTGTGGTCGCCGATCCGGAACAGCCCCAGGGGCAGGCGTGACGCCCGGTCGTCGTCGAGGCGGTAGTGCAATCCCTCGCCCCGCCCCGTCACGATCTCGACCACGGGCAGCTCGCCCGATCCGGCCCGCTCCCGCTGCGCCTTCAGCCGGCGTTGCAGGGTGCGGACGCTGATCCCCTCATCCCGGGCCATGTCCGCCCGGCTCGACGCCAGGCGTTCCCACGGTGCTATGAGGAGATCGTCCACTTGAGCCTTGACTATCCCAAAAGCGACACGCATGCGTCAAGGGAGAATCTAGATTTTCCGAAGTCTGGATTCGGCGCGAGGAAAAGAAATCCCCGATTTCTGTGTCGCACCGTGTTGACACTGAGACACGACGTGTATATGATCAGGGTGTGGACGAGACGAAGACGACCCCTGACCGGAGACCTGACGATGATGATCGCGACCCAGAAGATCGACGTGACCGACACATATCAGGACCCGAGGACGCTCGCAGAGGCATCGATCCGGTTCTACTGTGCGACCGACGGCCGTCTAGTGGTCAAGCTCTCCTGGGCGGTGGATGTGCCGAACCATGCGTTCCCCGCGACGATCGAGGCTGCCCGCGAGACGTGGAAGGCCGGAGTCGCCCGTCTGGCCCGCGAAGGCTACACGGTCCGGCGGCGGCGGAACCTGAAGACGGGATGAGCCGAGGCCCTGACACCCCGCCCCC